CCGGCCTCACGGCCCACCTGGGCACCGATGCCGATCGGCTTATTGCGTTTCTGCAGCTCGGTTAAAATAAGCTGCGACGCCCGGGCCGAATCGACCTGCGGGTTATTGAGCAAATTGCGGGCGAAGTCGCCGTTGTCGAGATCGGCAACGCCGGCCACATCGATCATGTTCTGGACAGCAGTGCGGCGGGAGGCATCGTTGGCTAAAGCCTGAACAGTCCTGGCGTCAATAATATTCTGCAACTCTTCTGAACTATAGGTTCTTTTACCGTCGGCAGGGGCGGCGGGCTCATCCGGTACATTACCATCTGACCCTGCGGCTCCTTCACCCGGTGCCCCAGGGGCGGCGGAACGCTTTCCTGGATCAACCCCCATCAACTCGATGCCATCGGCTTTCAACTGATCGTATAAACTCCACGCTTCCTGCTCTGTTGCGTCGGCGCGGAGCCCGTTTTGCTCCAAAAACTTTCTAAGTTTCTTGTTCATCCTTGTTCTCCTCTTTGGTTGGATGATAAAATAAGCGGTCTATGCGCCGCAGAGTATCCGTACTTTTGCTAAAACATCGGCCCCGATCGGGGTAATGGAAAATTCTTTCAGGGTCCACTGGTAGGTCACCCGAACCGGACCGTCGAAGACCCGGCCGCCGACGGCTAGCTGATCGCCCTCTGGGATCCATACCGACTTGGTCGGTTGGTATCCGACCGAGCCGTCAGTAATATGCTTGCCGTCAACCTTCAGCTTGGCATCCTTGCTGGCCGCGTCATCGGCAAAATACACCAGGCCGGAGCGGGCCGGAAACTCGCCGACCTTGGCCTCGGCGAAATCGCTGACATGGCCCAGGACGTCTTTCACCGAACTGCGGTTATGACAGTCAAGCAGCACCACCTGGCCGTTCGCCGGGACCAGCATGCCGTCCGCCAAAAGGATCTCCTCGACAAACTCCCACCTTTCCCAGTCCCAGACGACGGCGGGCTTTTCGGTGGTTAAAATCCACTCGATCCCGGATGCCCCGACATCGTCGGCTGCAGCCCGTTTGCTGCCTACCAGCTGCGCCGACCTGGCCCAGCTGCCCGGATGGATACCGGCGGCCCGGAACGTTTTTTCTATCTCCAGGTGCTGGCGGATAGTAGTGTCACTTACTTGGCGTGGCTGCATTATTGGCGTTCTCCTCAAGGGCTTTACGCTTGGCCCTAATTTCGGCCAGCTTGGTCAATTTGGTTTCTTCATCCACCAGCTCGTCAATGGTGGTATCCCAGTCGTTGCCGCGCTGGGCGGCCTGGTTGCGGCGGGTGTCGATGGTCAGCTCGATCAGCTTTTCGGCAGCCCGGGCGTCGCCCATCGGATCGACCCAGCCCCATCCGGGGAACTGGCCCTCGGCCATCTCGTGATAGTAGTCCGGGTCCTTGGCGTAATTAGGCATGGCTACCGGATTAAGCCCGGCCAGATAGGCAGCTTCGATAAACCAGGCGATCACCTGGCGATTCGGTTGTTCTTCGAGGAACTGCTGCTCGCCGCGGTAGCCGAGACGCTCCTCGAGGGAGCCGGACCGGGCCGAGGCATAGCTGCTGTCGGTGTAGTTGTTGGCAAAGGCTTCAAAGGACATGCCCAAGCCCACCGACTGCCAGCGCTGCGAGTCCTTGACAAAGGGCTCATAGTCGCTGCCAGGCTGGCTGGGGCTGGCAAAGGTTACATCGGTGCCGCTCGGCAGGCTTTGGATGATGCCGGACTGGATCTCGGTCGGAGCTTTATCCGTGCCGGTTTCCGCCGGAGTAAATGGCGAGGCCTGGCCGCCAAGGCTCAGGCCTCCACCCAGCTGGAAGCCGGGGAATGCCGACTTAAGAAACCCGGCAAAGGTTGCCTGGATCCGGGCCGCATCCTGGGTGATATGCCGGAAGTCCTCCATCCGGTACGCCTCCATCACCACTGCCGCCATCCAGGCAATGCCCGAATGCTGGCTGATCCGACGGCGATCCCATACATGGCAGATATCCGCGGCGGGGATCCGCTGCGAGGTGGCACGGCGGCCAAGGGCAAGATAGTCGCCCGGGTGATAATCGAGGATATGGTAAAAGAGCGGGCGCGCGGTGGCGGCATCATACTCGATGCCTTTTCGGGCAACGTTGCCGTTGGTCAGCTGGCCGTCAACCAGGGCGTCGAGCTGATCGAACTCGAGCAGCTCAAGGCGCAGCGGAACAATGCCCGGCCGCGACGTATCGTAAACCCGGTGGATCAGATATTGCCCGTCGGTCCACATATGGCGCAGCCCGAGCTTCTGCAGCGCGCCGTAGCTGTCGTGGCCGGTTATATCGCAGTATCTGGACCAGCGTAAAAACAGATTGCGCCAGGCGGTGTTGGCCGCGGCATCGAGCTTATTGTCCCGGGTGCGAAACTGAAACTTCGGCATGATGCCGGAGCGGACCACGTTGGCGCAGATCCGGTCGATCGCCCCGGAGATCAGCGAGTTGTTTTCCGCCTGATCCCGGCATCGGGCAGCTACCAGTTTATATGCCTTCTTGACATCGGCATCGCCGGAGCGCAGGCGTGGGCGAAATTTCTGATCGGCATCGAGGGTGGATCCAGCGGCATACGAGCGGTACATCTTCCGGCCGTAAACAAAACCGGCAGCCCGGGCAGGTGCGAACGCCGACAGAATGGTGCCGACCAGGGAGGTATAGCGGTCGTAAATTTTTCGGGAAAAGGTTGATGCTGCGGTCTGTCCGGCCATTAACAACGACCTCCAAAGACAAAGCGCTGGGCCTGGTAACCGGTGCCGTCAAGCGCGGCGATTTCCCGGCGGATATTGGCTATCTCCAGGCGAATCTCTCTTAATTCGGCCCGGCCGTAACTCATTCCATCGGGTCCGGACCAGGTCTGGTTTCCTTCCAGGATAGCCTTCTCGCCTGCCAGGTACAAATCAAGGCGCTGGGTGAGCATGGTGAGGGTTGTCGACATCGTTTAAATCCCCGTGGTAGTTGGTACCAAACAAGTGGCCAACCTCTCGGCTGGACCATTCCTGCATCACTGGTATAAAAATATTCGACAAAGGGGATAAAAAAAAGACGGTCGTTTCTACCAGTAGGGGTTTTCTACTGGTAGAACTATCATTTTTGCACTGGCACGGATGTTGCTATTTGTAGATAGGGGATGGTTGAGGCGGAGATGTCTCAACCATTTGGGAGACGGTTTTTCCGGGGGACATGCACTGCACTACTCTTCTGCCAGGTTTTTGTCAAAATCAAAGATAACGAAATTCAATCCGGTTGACCTGGTCATCGCTCCGGCACTTATAATGCGCGCAGAGCATCTCGACAAACTCCTGCGGGGCCATCTCCGGGAAACCTTCCAGGACGCAATCCTCCCGGGTAATCGCATCGAGCGGCTCCGCCCTGGTCGATACGACGTGAATCAGCCCGAGCTTCTTCACCTTCTCGCCTTTCGGCAGGCCCATGCCCTTTTCTACCGCCCACAGATCATCACCAGGCTTTAAAAACCACCAGCCGAAACGCCGGGTCACCGTCTTGGTCTGCCTGCGGATCTGCTCGGTGGTCATGAAAAAACTCATGTTTCTTGGCATTTTTTTATTATTCCTTTGGATTGGTAGTCAGTTACTATCAACCTGAATTCCCGAACAATTGTAACGAT